GCAATACCAACTTACGCAGTAAGAAATAACCAAAGTGTACCTATGAACGCAGCCGCAACTAGAGAAGTTGCATTACCTGCAATAGAAGCAGGTACAGAGCCATTATACGCACGAAATAGAGTTTTTTCTTTTCAAGATAGGCAAGCTGCAATAGAGGCCTTGCGGCGTAGAGGTAATAACTTTGATAAATTAATGAAAGATAACCCTGCAGAAGCTGAAGAACTTATTCAAGAAGCAATTCGGATGCAAATGCCAACAGGGGTATAATGTGGCTGAAAAAAAGAAAAAAGATGCTAGGTTAAAGCGAGCAGGTGTATCAGGTTATAACAAACCAAAAAGAACGCCAAGCCATCCCACAAAATCGCACGTTGTAGTTGCCAAAGAAGGTGACAAAGTAAAATTAATAAGGTTTGGTCAGCAAGGCAAAACTGGTGATAAAACTATGACAAAACGTGCCAAGTCTTTCAAAGCAAGGCACGCAAAGAACATTGCAAAAGGCAAGATGTCGGCAGCGTATTGGGCAAATAAGGTTAAGTGGTAATGAGTATTATTGACTATCTGCGCGACTTTAACAGCCCACAAGCAGGTCAAAAAAGACGCCAGTTTATAGAAAACATGTTTGATTTTGAAGAATATGTACCGCCAAATCTTCGTGCGCCAACACAATTTGTATTAGATGCCAACCCAGTAACAGGTATGGGTAATGCTGTAACAGAGAGCCGTGTTGCGTTTGACCCAACTAGATCGGCTGATGAGCGTAAACGTGCAGGGCTAAATATGATGCTTGAGGTTGGTGTGGCTGCAGCACCTGCAGTTCTTGGCAGACTGGGTTATTTAACACCACCAGTTGCACTTGCAGAAACCTTCGCGGCACCCACTCCAACTAGCGAAGGTATTAGAGACGCAACAACAGGTTTGCTATCAGATTTACAATATGGCGCAAGGTCAATAGCTGAAGGTAATCCGCGAGGAGTTTTAGAAGTGTTCCAAAGCGGTGGTCAACCAACAGCATTAAGTGCGGCTACACCAGTTGAAAATGCAATGCCGATAAGAGCAACACAATATTCACCAACATACGAAGCAGCATTAGATTTACCGCAAGAGAAAGGTACTTTTGACCAAATGAAAGCATTGCTTTTGAAAGGTGGTGCAAAAGAGCAAGAACTTGAGTGGAGTGGTTTCAATAGAAAGTTTGCAAATTCTAAAATAACAAAAGACCAGATTATAGACCATTTTATAGCACATGGTCCTGATTTTAGAGTTGTAAGTGATAGCGCAGTAGGCAGAACATGGTCAGCAACTAACCAACAGGCAGATGATGTTTTTGACAACATATACGAGCAAATGTTTGAGCGTTTTGAATTAAACCGATCAAGAGGTGGCAGAGAATTTGCAAGGTATAATCAGCCTGATCAAATGTTTATTTCGCACGACCCGATAAATACATATTTAGAAGATGAGGGATACGTTCGTCGTAATTCAAGTTCAGACGCAACTATAAATAGGTTTCGGACTTATAACGTAGAAGATGGTTTAACAGTTGGCGAAATAGCAGAAAAATACGGTGCGGAAAAAATTGATAGCCAAGATTATAGCGAAGCAGAAATAGCAGAATTTGCCGATGGTATGGGTGTAGACTATGATCGCATGCTGCTGCAATTTCTAAGTGGTGATGCTTATTTATTTGAAGGCAACGTATACATGGATGGGTTAGACTTTTTAAAAGCTAACGAACCAGATATTTACAATCAATTTAAAGAAGGTTTTAGAGAAGAACTGCGCTTTGCTTACGAACAAGACCCACCTGCTTTTATAAATAATATTTTAACAAATGAAGCACCACCGTTTGGTTTAGGAACTATGGGCAGAGGTGATTTTTACCCAGATGGTGGTGGTCGTGTAGCTTTTGACGAGCAAAGTACACAATTTTCGCAGTATTTTCCAGATGGTGCCGATAATTATACAGAAAACAAATTCTATTTTGACCCTGCAACAAATGAAATACTACCTGAAAGTATAGGTAGGGCAGGTCATTTTGTTGACCGTGACAGATTGCTGATTACGTCAAGAACTGGTGATTATAATATAAACACAGGTTTAACTGGTAATGACAAAGATAATGTCAGATACATCGGTGAAGTGCAGTCAGATGTGGCTCAAAGAATAACAAATTTAAATAACGCATTTAATAAAATGAGCGATACTGAATTTTTTTCACCTAGGATGCAAAGACAATTTGGGTATGAAAATCTCAAAGCAACTTACGATGGAGAGGGCGCAAGAGCTCAAAATTTTGAAGAAACAGCACTTATGCCAAAACTTACACAATCTATGATAGAAGAAAGGCGATTACGTAGTTTTTCTAGGTTAGGTGATGGTGAAAACGAAATGCTACCTGTGTGGAGGTACAAAGACTTGTCTAGCGCATTTCGAGAGCAACTTTTGTATAATAGTGGTGTCGTACCAACACGAGCAGGTTACGCATCGCGCATACCATCAGAAATGATAAGCGGACATTTAGACAAAGAGTATGCAAGAATTTTACTTGATAATGTAGTTGCTCATAATTTCTTACTTAACCAACGTGGTGTGCCAAATACATATATGAAGCCAGACCCCCACAAACCAACATATGATTATGCACAATACGATATAGATTTTAATGAAATGAGCCACAAAGATATTTTAGACATTGTGTACCAACGCAGAGCGCCAAAAAATACAGACGAAATAGAAGCGTTTGAGCAAATGGAAGAAGATTTTAAAATGGCTGCACCAGAAGCCATTAGATATTATTTTGATTTAGGAAATAGAAACCTTGCAGAGCAAGAAGAAAGCTTAGAAATGTATTTGCCAATGTTGGCTGATTATATAAAAGAAAATGATAAGCTTTATTTTGAGTATTTAGACGATTTAGCAGATGATACAGTGCTGTCACTTAGTGAGCCGTTGCGTGACGCATTTGATAATGTTGATTTTGATTTATTAGAGCAATACGGCAATGAAGTAAGAGAAGCTCATGTTGACACAATTAAAGAAGCCAATAGATATGCCGCCGCCCGACCTGATGTTGTGAATGTTGGTGAAGATGGTAAACCTCTAAGCTTTCCGTCAGGACCATCAATGGCAAGAGAAAAAGACTGGGCACCTTTTGTTTTGCGTGATGCAATTATAAGAGCCGTTAACGATGATGTTGATGTTGTGGCAATACCATACAGTAAAAAAAGTATTGCAAGAGTTGGCGGTATGCCAGTTGAAGAATTAAAGCAAGGTACAATCAATTATTACAGAAAAAACATACAAAATTATCTTTCAGATATTTTTAAAAAAGTAGACAAAAATTTTTCTAAACAAATAAAAGAAGATATAGCAAAAGGTGAATTTAGGTTAGACAATGATTATGAAACTGCTGTTGGTTTCAGATTAACAAAAGAAATGAAAGATAGGATACGTGCCAAAGGCTTACCAACTTTCGGTGTTGCGGGGGGTATCGGTTTAACTAATTTTATGCTACAAGACGATGAAAGACAGCAGCCAACTAGTCTATTAGGAGGCATTTAATGCCATTAAGTAATTATACAGAACTCAGGGCAAGCATTGCCGACACGTTAAACAGAGACGATTTAACAAATGCAATACCAGATTTTATTAAACTAGCTGAAGCGCAATTAGGTAGAGATTTAAGGCATTGGCGTATGGAAGACAGGGCAACGTCTTTAGTAGATGCGCAATATACAGCATTACCAAATAATTTTATAAGCCCTATAAGAATAACAATACCTGCAAATCCAAGTTATACTTTAGAATTAGTAAGCCCTTTTGAAATATCTAAACTTCGTATGGACAACAGTGATACCACTGGTAGACCTCGATTTTATGCTGTGGTAGATGGTGCGTTTGAAGTATTCCCAACGCCAGATGCAGATTATACAGTAGAATTAGTTTATTACGAAGCAATACCAGATATAGCAATAAATAATACAAATTGGCTTCTTACGCATTATCCAGACGCTTATTTATATAGTTCGCTTATTCATAGTTCACCATATTTACAAGACGACCAGAGGATAGCAGTCTGGAATACGTTGTATCTAAACAGTGTTTCTGCTATAAATTTAGAAGGAGAACGTGCTAGAACATCAGGTTCGGGGCGTAGAATACAAATTAGGAGCTATTAAATGGCAAGTTTTACTAAAGTAAATGACTTTGTGGTCAACCTAGCTAATGCGATGGATTTAGATGGTGACACATTAAAAATTGCACTTTCAAATACAAACCCGACAGCTGGAACAGACGCAACGGCAGACGGAAATGGTGTACTGGCAAACATCACAGAGATTGCTTACACAAACCTATCATCACGAACATTAGCAAATGTTACAAGCACACAAACATCAGGCACATATAAGTTATCTGCCGATGATTTGGTCTTGACGGCATCAGGTGGCTCGGTAGCTGCTTTTCAATATGTGATTGTTTACGACGATACGCCAACATCACCTGCAGACCCTTTAATTGGTTATTATGACTATGGCTCATCGCTGACGCTTAATGACGGTGATACATTCACAATAGATATTGGAACAAACGGTATCTTAACACTGACATAACAGGAGCGCGTCATGGCAAAACTTTTTAACAGAGCCAAAATGACGACATCAACAACGGGTGCAGGTACTGTTACCTTGGGGTCTGCCTCGATAGGGTTTCAGTCTTTTGCCAATGCAGGTGTTAGTGATGGTGATGTTGTCCAATACGTTATAGAAGAGGGTAGCAATTTTGAAATTGGTACTGGAACTTATACGGCTTCAGGAACTACGCTTACAAGAACTCCTACTGAAAGTACAAATAGTAATAACGCCATCTCATTAGGTGGTGCGGCAACTGTATCAGTAACAGCCATTGATACTGATTTTAATGTTTTGCAACATGAAGGTGTTACAAAAGTAGCTCCAACATCGACAGGTGCTACAGTAACAGG